TTTTTTACGATACTATTTTCTCTTACCTGTGAATTGTTTGGATATAAGTGCATATATGTGACATAATCTCCATTAAGAGCACAGTTACTTGTTATTTTAAATGCTATACAGTTACCCATTCCTCCATTGATATTTGCTCCATTTTGTGTCTCTGTCCAAACAGATCTAACAACAGTCCCATCGGCAATTGCATATACTGGAATAATTCCTTCTCTTCCCCCAGATGGTATATCTATAGAATCTTTACCATCATGACTATGTTTACCTGGAGGATATGTTGGGCCAGAACAAGAAGTATCTTGAACTGGATAAAAATATTCAAATATTTCTGCCATTATTGTCCCTCCACTATATATCCAGATGTCATTGTTCCTCCTGATAAACCAGGAACATCACCAGCAGTACCTGTAGAAGAGCCTTCTTTCAAAGCGATTTGAACTCCTTTGAAAAAGTCTTCTATGCTTACAGTAAAATATCCATCTATTGGTTTACCAGCACTTTGAAGATTCCTCCATATAGTACTATTCTACTAGCATTCGCATCATATGCGTAGTCTATGAGTAAGATGTAAACTTCCCTCATTAGACACTCCAACAGAATAAACGTCAGAAATTTGTGGTGTTGTCTTTTTAGGATATGATTCAATTCCAGAAACGTCATGAGAATGTTCAATTAATCCTGCTTGTTCAACTATTGTTCTGATTTCTTGTATTTGAGCTCCAAGAACATCCATAATGCCTTGAACTAAATCTTCTCCGCCTATTTTTATTGTGCCATCTTTAACTACAATAGCTTCATTATTTTCTCCTTCTGTATCTATTCTAATATAATCACTTAGATTTTTTAGTGTACTTATATTGTCTTGAGTTTCAACCTTTCCTCCAAGATAAAGACCGCCATCACTTAAAACACTTAAAATATTATCAACACTATTTTCTCCTGCTTTAACACACGAAATTAATCTTTTATAGTATCCATTTGATGATGTTGGATCATTTACAGCTTGATTATTAATAAAAATTGCAATACCATCTTCTTTATTTATATCTTCTTCCGATCCACTTGTAATAATTTTATTATATAAACTAAATTCATCTGTACTTCTTTGTACAACATATGCAGAAGTACTCTTTAGTATATATTCATTTGCTTCTTTCTCATAATAATTTTTAGTACTAATTGGAATAGATGTTAAAATTTCATATTCTTTTGGATATCCATAATTTCCCTTTATATCTATTATTTTTGTTTCTGTAGTCACATCAAAAATATTCCCATTAATTAAAGATAATACTTCAAATAATCCTTCTGTGTCTTCGAGTGGAACAAAATTATCATCTTCTAACTTCAAAAAAGTAATGATAAAATTTAATGATTGACCATCTATATATGTTTTTGTATTATTATCTATATAAAAAATTTTCTTATTTATCATTTCTGTGGTTCTTACAGAAAAATAAGTTATTGCTCCTTCTTTTGTATATGAAAAATATTGTACATCAGCAAATTCTTTCCAATTAGATAAATAATAATCTTTAAATGTTGTAGTATCCCCATAAATAACTGCATTTAAAATATCTTCCTGATTATAAGGAATTACTTTATAAAATAATTCACTCTTTAACTCCAATGGCGCGTTAGCATCACTATATCCGTAAACATATTTTGTATACACTTTCTCATTTAAATTTTGTGTTACATAAATTTCTCCAGCAAGAGAAATTCTTGCACTATCACTCTTGCCACTCTCTGTTTTAAATATCTCTTGTCCTTTATCATTGTACAAATAAAAACCAATATTATTTAGAGGAGATAAATCTGCTTCTTTATTATAATCTCCAGCCGCATCTGATTCGCCGCCTCCATAAATATAATTATATCCAGCTCTCAATCTTATTTTTCCATCTTCAACAAGAGATAGGCCGTATTTATTAAATTTAGCAAAATCAGAAAAATATGCTTTTTCTGAACTTGTTGCTTTCGGCTCCCTATAGGCTGTAATTCCAGATTTGTCCCATAAGAAATATAAATAATTTCCATCTACAATCTGAATTTTACTTGCATCTAATGTACCGACATTAATATAGTCAGCATTAATTCCCTTAGGAGTTACACCAACATTCCAAGTTTGTCCGCCATTATTGGAAAAATATAATCCTTCTCCAGTAAGTTTATATTTATTATTATGATTATTTATATCGCTGCCGCGCTGTCCAATACAATCAAGTTCAATATTTTTTTCATTAGTTTCCAATAAAGTTAATTTATTATCACTAAGGCCGCCCTGTAAACTTTCTCCACTTACATTTTGAGTTGCAGTAAAGTTAGAAGAACGCTTATAAATATTTTCATTAAAACTTAATGATTGTACGCTTGCAGTAACTTGCTGAAATAAATCTTCAAACTGAGAAGTATAATTTTGAATTTCAATTGAATTTTGAGAGGGGATATCTAAATCATATGTTATACTAGAAATAATAACTTTAAGCCTATTAGGTAATCCCGTTTTTGGATTTATCCCAAAAGTTTCTATATCTTCAATATAAGTAGTATCTGCAATATTAAAAGTATAATCATCATCTAAAACGGCTAAATCTACTACCGATATATTATAAGTAACTTTAGGAATTGCTCCCTGTTTTGCAACTTCTTTCGCTCCAAGATAATAAGCATTATCACTTAAATAATTACTATCAGACCAAGTACCTTCTTTTAAATATGGTTCATATTTTTGATAAAATTCTAATGATATTCTATTAATATCTTTAAGATATTTAGCCCTTTCTTTCTTCCATTTTTGAATTTGACTATATTCTTCAGTATATTGTCCCATTATACCATAATTTTTATATTTAAATGTATCAAGATAATTCTTTTTAAATTCTTTAAATCCTCCAAGAGTATCTATCATTCCCAATACTTCTTGTGCATTACCTTGCTTATTGACTGGGTTATCAGATGTTCCTTCTTTCGGAATACTATAATAATATCCATCAGTCATAAAGGTGCTTTCGATTAATCCAAGAAGAATATTTCTTTGTTCTTCATATTTGATTTTATAAGACTTATAAGTATCGCTTTCTTCATGGCCATTTTTTGGCTGTGCATATTTTTGTAATGTTTTATTTATCTTATTCATTTCTTGTTGAGCAGTTTCTATTCCAGTTAAATTTACTTCAATATTAGCTTGTAATTCTGTAAAAGATTCATCTTGGAGATTAATAATTTTATTAGAAAGTTCATCATATTTTTCATTGTAATAGCCTAATTGTTTTAAATATCCTAAATCATTTTTTCCAATTCCGTACAAATCAGCCTTTACCATATTTTCATCAAGTAATCCTTTCATTGTATAATAAGAAAAATCAATAATGTAGCTATCTTTAGAAGGATTATCTTCTGCGGTTTTAATAGAACATAATCCAGTTTTTGATAATTCGCTATCTACGTCTTCTACATAAAGTTTAGTTACAATTTCATTTGATGTTAGTGTTCTTGAAATATCTGATAGATTTTTTTCATATCTAAATCCTAGTTTATTTTCCATGCCTTTTTCAGTAATGTAAAATACATTTTTAATCATTTTGTTATTATCATCAGTTTTTATTTTTCCATTTTCTTCATGATTAATATAATACACTGGATATACTTCAAATACTTTACTAAGTTCTTGTGTAAGATTAAAACGATTAGATTTTTCTCCGTTTAATGTTCTAATTTTTCTACAATGTTTTTGCGTTTGAAATAAGTATGGACAATATCCATATTTCTGATACATACAAATCCCATTACTATTAGAATATATGCAATCTTTTTCATTGCTTGCGGCCCCGTAGATATAATATTTACATTTATTTAAATCGATATAATCAGTAATAATTTGATAATCATCTTCTGTATATTGTTCAGGAGGCAATCCATTTTTTTCAACATCATTATTAAGATAAGATTTTAGCATAAATGTATCTTTTGCTGTTTTTCCTTCTTCATCATTATATTGTAACTGCTGTCTAAAATATTTCTTATAATTATATGCATCTCCGGAAAACACATCTGTTTCTTTTATAAATTCGTTCTCATTGGCCTCTCTATAATAGAAAAAGTCTGATTTATTCCAAGAATTTTTATTATTTGTGGTATTATAGAATATATCTCTTCCGCTATATTTGTAATATCCATCTTCAAAAAAATCTTTTCCTTTAGTAAAAGCTTTGAAAAAAGAAGCTTCAGTTAAATTAAAATATTTATTTTTACTTAATTGCAGACAAAAATATGGATTGTCTATATTAATAGATGGTCGAATAAAATAATATTTATTAAACTCACCATTCCTATCTGAAGTCATAGATAAATTAAATTTTATGACATCTCCATTTAATCTATAATCTCCATTTGAATCATAACCTCCATTACCGATAATAACTAAAAATTCATTATTATTTATAGATGTGTCACTGTTGCTCCATATATTGTTTTTTTTGTCATAGATGCCCCATTCTCCTTTAATGCACAAAACATACATTTGATCTTTTTCAATCTTTTCTTCCTGTCCAACAATTCCAAAATTTAAAAATGTCCTATAATAATTGTCATCTTTTGATACATTATAGTTAGTATTTAATATTAATCCTTTAGTTTGAGATATTTCAGCTACGCCTTCGTTGTTATCTTCATCTAATCTTACATAAATACTACTTGAAACGTCATTTAATTCAATACCAACTTTCATTATTTCCCAACCAGAAGTATCAGATATATCCATTCCATTTTGTACTAAATTTCTTGCTAATTGAGGAACTATAACTCTTGTTCTTTCACAAGAGCATATTCTATAATCATCGCCTTGCATCCATTTTTCTGATGTAAACATATTATTATATTCATCTTGTTTGTTATTATATACAATTACATATTGGTCTATATCTTCTGAAATATTAATCTCTGTTCTATCTGTAACAGAAATCTTTTTTCCGAAAGTTAATTCTATATCATTAATACTTTCTAAATAACAGTCATAACAAACAATTTGATTACAAGTCGCGCCACTATTATTTCCAATAATTTTCTTTTCTATATCATAACTTAAATTAGTATTAACCATTTCATTCCATTCTTTTAAAGTTATAACATAAGAATAATCTTTATTTACTAATAATCCTGCTTCATCAATTTGGACTTCTGCTTCAGCCGGGATAGCAATAAATTGAATTAATGATGTTGGATCGATTGATTGTGGAGCAAGATAATAAGAAGCAATTCCATTAATAACCCCAGATTGTGCCATTTCCGTCGCCGCGGCGCCATCTGTTTCTGTCGTATAACAAAAACCAAGACAACTATATGGAACATAAATATATCCATCTGTTTTTACATTTTCAGCTTCTCCTAATAGTGCAATACCTTTATCAAAATTACCATTATCCCAAAATATATGTTGTTCTCTTGATAAATCATCTCCTAATTCTAATTGTCGTTTTTCTCCTGTATAAACATTAGTTAATTCACCATTAACAGCATAATTTAATTTATGTCCTTTAATTTCATTAAACATTGATACTGGAATTTTGAATAATTTTTCTTCTGAATATTCAGTAAAATCGCCCCAGTTTTTAGAGGAATCATATTCCCAAATACTATCTTCAAGAATTTGTTCTGTAAAAACGCCAATTTCTTCTACATTATTATATAGTTCTGTGTCAAAAGTAATACCATATCCATTTCTTGATAATTCATCAATAAAAGCATCCTCACAAGAATATTGATACACAATACTTTTAAATTGCTTATTTTCACTTACACTTTTTACATAAAATTCAAACCATTCTCCATCATATTTTAATTTTAATTTTCTTTCATTAAAAAGATAATCACAAAATTCATTATGAACATAATCTCCTATTTTACTATCGAAAAATTTTGACGGAAGTTGGAATGTTAATGTATTTGTCCCATTAATTTTATGAACAAGTTTGGGTGAAGTGGCGCGCCCAGGATAAGACATATCATGAGCGCCTATAATTGCACGTTTTATTTCATTCTTTTGTCCTTTTTCTCCAAGTGTTTCATCCCAAACACTTAATTCATATTCTTTTTTAAGAATAGCCACTCCTTTCACCTCTTAATAGAATAATGGTGTATATTTTATTTCTACATTGTTTAAAATATCTGCATATCCCCAATATAATGGAGGAAAATTTGCCCATATATAATTACAAGCATGCCACCACCATTCATCTATTGTTCCTTTTATTTCAGTTCCATCTTCTAATATTTTACCTTTTTGTTGCTGCCAGTATGAGTGTAACATTTTTAAAAATCCATATTCAGCATTTATTTGTTTAGTTAAATAATATTCTTTAGAAAAATTATCTTTAGCATTTTCGATGTCATTTAGATACCACAATCTAAAGTTTGAAGTGCTATCAATTTCTGAAATATCGCTATCTTCATTAATTTTTCCACAACTTATTAAATATCTTTTTACGACAACATCATAGACCTTATTAAATAAAGTTTGGATAGACTTTTCTTGTTGTTGCTCATTGCCGCCATAACCCCAATCAAAAGGTCTTGAATCTAACCACCGTTTGCCGCCCCATATGTCTTCATCTGCCACACAGGTTATTTCAATTAAAGACCAACCTGGCGGTAATTTAAACCAATGTCCTTTTTCAATATTTTCATTATATATTGTTTTAGTAGGTTTATAATTATAAAAATTTTTATATGTAGACTGATTATTTTTATTATATTCTGGGTTATTTATATTATACAACATTCTTTTTTCAGTGTCAAGAAAAAGGGTTGACTTTTCAATTCCATCTGTTTTTATTTCAAAATAATCATTTGAAAACCATTGCGGCATAACTGTTTTATTAAAGTTAAATTGATCATAAAATAATTCAGAATCTTTACGAATAAATTCTGGAGGAGTATGAATATAGTTATAAACAAAATCATTAAATAATTCTTCATTAAAATTACCATTTCCATCTTCAAAAACATTTGAATCTTTATATGTGTATAAGATGGCTTCTTTTAAGGTTTTCCAATATAATTCATATTTTTCATAATCATCAATGCAAAGATTATAAAGTTCTTCATATCTATCTGCCAACCTTATGCCATCTTCAAAATCAAGAACTGGTTCATTTGTATCTGCATTTTTTAATAAAGATGATTGCCAATAAAACATTCTAATATAATCTCCAAGTTTTTCTCTTGGAATTGGTTCAACAATAAAAGCATGCTTTGGATGTTTATCTCCCAATTCATTATATTGAGGTTCATTAATTTCAATCTCATCTGTAGTTATAGCAACACCAGATGTGGTTTTAAAATATTTATTTCCATATTTATAATTATTTTCATCATTAATATCTTGAGTTTTTAATCTAGTCCAATCGACAGCCATTGGAATTGGTAACCTTTGAACATTTAATCTTCTTATTTGAAAACGATTTCCACGAGACATCCAAAAATTTCTTTCTTTATTATTAAACTTTAATTCAAAATCAACTGGTAAATCACCAGGATTATATACTAGAATACGACTCCCTACAAGAAAGTTTTCTTTATTCATCCCAATATCCATATTAATATAATCTGTTTTAGAATATTGAGGTAAAAATATTAAATCTTGATCATAATCTAAAGTAGGAGTTACTAATAATTTACTACTTGGCGCCCACTCTGGAACATTACGAAAATAATCTCTTACATCAATCATTTTCTTTCCTTCTGGACTATCAAAATATAATTCTCCTGCACGAACTTGTTCAATAGTTGGATAGCCGCCTTTCCAAGGAGTATTCATATTATTTTCAACATTATAAAATTCTTTGGTGTTTTTATTATAGATTTTTTGTTGTTTTTTATCATAAGGATTTTCAAATCTATCGTCATAATTTGGCAATGTTGGAATTGTTAATTGGTAATTATCCGCCGCCCTAATAACATATTTATTAAATCCATAAGCAAAAGGTTGATAACATATAAAATTTAAAGTTCCTTCTCCTTTATATACACGCTCTCCTGTATCTCTGTTTGTAAAACAAATAAATTTAAATTCAGGATTAGATTTAATTTTTGCTCTATATGTTTTATAAGGAAGTTCATCAAAAACTAAATCTTGTAATTTATCTGTTGCAAATAAATTACTAATGCAGCGCCATGTTTTTTCATCAACATTGTCAAAAGCAACATCAACTTTAAATTCTCTGTTTTTAAAAACAGAACCAAAATAATAGCTACCATCTCCACCAGGAATATCTTCTGTATAATCTTGATTTTCTGGTAACACATTTTTTTCATATCTATCGCTTGTGCTTGTTACCAATAAGTGCAAATCTTCTGAATTAACATTGCCAAATCTAAAGTCACAAAAATCTTTCATTAACCTCACCTCTTTAAGGTAAGTATAGGAGACATTGTCTCCTATACTCTATTTCTCTTATTTGTTTAAAATTACTGATGTGCCTATCGGCTTTGAAACATCAACAATATCTTGTTTAATTCTTTCAACCATTTGGTCTACATCATAATCGTCACTAATATTGTCTATATTAATGTGAATTTCGATTGAAGTATCTCCAATGTTTGTAGATGCTACATTGTCTGCGCTTGAAGTAGAATTAAAGATTGGAAGATTTGCAAGTAATTCCGCTGCAGCGCCAATACGAGCTGTATCTTGAGGATTAAGAAATGATTCAGGTTGATTTGGAGTACCGTCTACCCAAGCTGGACCAGTATAGTCTACAAGACCACCGGTTGCATATTTTTTATATGCTCCTATTTTTGCACGAACGCCAACATTTACTAAACTTGAATCTAAATCAGATGTATATGTTCCACTTTTTAGAGCTTGTTCTGCCTCAGCTTCTGTTCTAAATGAACCTCTTGTACCAACTGTATAGCCATGTGATTTTTCTGAAATAAATATTTCCCATTGCTTATCAACTGTCATATTGGATGTATCGTAGCCTTTATCTGCAAGTGCATTTACAAAACTTTTAGAATACTCTCCAGTATCTTTATTATAGAAATTATATTTTTCTGCAAATGCTTGAACAGATTTAGGTGATTGTAAATCAACAGCTTCAAATTCTATTAATTGTTTTGCAGCATATGTCGATACTTCTTCCATAGATTCTTCGCTTGCTTCTATCATGGCCTTCATTGCAGCATCATGAGTCGATACTGCATTATCCTCTGATGCTTTAAGTGCTTTTTCAGTTTCGGTTATTTTTTGTTGAGTTTCATCTAACTTATCTTTTGCTTGATCCCTTGCTCGAGTTGCTTCTTCAATAGCTTTATCTGCGGCAGTCTGCGCCATTTCTTGAGTAACAGTTCCAATATTTTCAACATTAGTTTCTGTATTCTCATACATTTCAGTTATTGCGGAATTTAATCCTTCTTGTTCTGTAGTGAAATCTGTAGTTAAAACTGCGACATATTGTAAATAATCAGAATATTTATCTCCAATTTCATTTAAATAAACTTCTGTTTGTTCAACTGTCATATCTTTTGCTGCTGAATCATTTTCAAGATACCAAGCTTGCATATCATCAACTGATTGCCAATCTGACATAATATTTGAAGCCCATTCTGCAAAATACTGAGCATTTTCTGTTACTGCTTCCATATATTCAATTTCTGCATCACGTGCTTCTTTTTGTTTATCATAAAGCTCTTTCATTGATTCTATTAAATTATCTACTTCTTTATCTAATAATTGTTGTCTATT